CATGAGTTTGCTAATTATTTAAAAAAGATAGCAATTGAAAGAGGTATAAAACACGTCGAAGGAGACTTTAAACAAGTACAAACAGATAAGTCTAATTGTATAACCTCCATCCAACTAAAAAATAATAAAAAATATAAATGTGATTTTGTTTTTGATTGTAGTGGCTTTGCTAGATTATTAATTGGTAAACACTACAAAGAAAAATGGATTAGTTATCAAAACCATTTACCCATGAAAAAAGCTATTCCTTTTATTTTAAAATCAGAAAAAGATATTAGGCCTTATACACAAGCACTTGCTATGAAAAATGGATGGATGTGGAAAATTCCTTTACAGAATAGAATTGGAGCAGGCTACGTATTTGATTCAGATTATATAAGTGATGACCAAGCTGTGGATGAGATCAATAACTTTATGGGCAAAAAAATTAAACCTATAAAAGTAATTAATTTTGATGCCGGTAGGTTTAAAAATACTTGGGTTAAAAACTGTATGGCTATAGGACTATCTTCTAGTTTTACAGAACCTTTAGAAGCTACTTCTTTATTTCTCACAGTAGAGCAACTCAATATATTTTGTCAATATATCCCTCATATGTTTAAGTCTAATACCAAAGCATCTAATCAATTTAATGATATTGTAGGAAATAGTAATGATGACGTCATGAATTTCTTATATCTTCATTATTTAACTAAAAGAAAAGACAGCAGCTTTTGGAAAGAATTTAAAGACAAGGCTGAATGCCCACCTAATTTTAAATATATCTTAGAGTATATAAAAGAAGGTGTTTTAATGTACCCTTTGTTTGAGGGCAGAGTTAGAACAGCGAGCTTTATACTTAGAAGTTATCTGTATATAATCAATGGATTAAATCTAATAGAAAACAAAATGAATACCTATGATCTACAGCCTACTTTTAACGAATACAAAACAATGTTAAAAAAATTTAACGGAACACCCCACAATGAAATTTATAGATCTTCCTAATTACGGGGTAGTTCAACATCAATTACCTGAAAAATTATTACTAAGTTTAAAAAAACAGGTAAGAGAACTGGCAAAGAATAAGCCCACAATGCATTCCGGCTTAACTGGTAATAAACCTCCTCATTATTTTTTAACAGATACTAAAGAACTTATTAATATTGTCGATCAAATGCTAGAGGTATACGAGCCTAAGTATAACTATCTTCCAAGTAATACTACTTTAACTAAATCAGTTTCATTGTCTTTTGATCCCCCTTGGGTAAACGCCATGAGTTCGGATCAATACATCTCAAATCATAGACATGATGGAGTATTTTCATACTCATGTTGGGTGGATATTCCATACAAAACTATATTTGAGTTTTCTTATACCAATGTTTTAGGTCAGATAATGAGACAAGAATTTATTATAGATAGCAGCTACGAAGGCACGATATTTTTATTTCCTTCTAGTTTAACCCACTGCACATATACTCTTGAAAAAAGTAATAAAAAAAGGTTGTGTATTTCGGGTAATGTTTCCTTCAATACTGGCCCTAAAGAATAGGCTCTTTTCCCGAGCAT